ATTGTGGGACTATGTGTTTGAACCACAAACAATCCAGACTCAAAACTCAATCAACACAGAAGTACAACGAGTGGCCGGTGGTGACCCTAGAATATTCATCAGCGATGTTCAAAGTTACCCGCAAGAAAACGGTATCTTGATTGAAATACAACTCACTGTGGTGCCCACCCAGAATGCCGAGATACTCAGCATATTCTTTGATCAACAACAGCGTACAGCTACCTACGTATAACTACGCCGTTTTTTGTAACCATAAATACTTTGGTGACACAAAGGTTACAGAACAATGGCAACAACTACTAGACAAACGGCAATATTTGGTGTAGAAGATTGGAAGCAGATCTATCAAACATATAGAGAAGCAGACTTCCAAAGCTACGATTTTGAAACTCTACGCAAGAGTTTTGTAGATTATCTACGTTTGTATTACCCAGAAACATTCAATGACTACATTGAATCATCAGAATTTATTGCGCTCTTGGACATTATTGCGTTCATGGGGCAATCACTTGCATTCCGTACTGACTTAAACACTCGCGAGAACTACATGGACACAGCTGAACGTAGAGATTCAGTTGTGCGCCTTGCTAACCTAATTAGCTATAGTCCCAAGCGCAACACAGCCGCACAAGGCCTGTTAAAAGTATTCAATGTTACCACAACAGAAAACGTTGTGGACTACAATGGTATCAATCTTGCCAACGTCACAGTGGACTGGGCTGACCCCACAAATCCAGACTGGCAAGAGCAGTTTACTGCTATTATCAATGCTGCCATGGTTGACACACAACGTGTGGGTCGTCCAGGCAATCGTCAAACTTTGCTAGGTGTGCGCACTGATGAATACGCATTAAATTTAATTCCTGGCTTCTTGCCCGTGATTCCTTATACCGCTACAGTTGACGGTGTAAACATGCCATTTGAAGCAATTACTTCTACCAGCGTGGGACGTGATTACTTGTACGAACCAAGTCCAACCCCTAATTCGCCATTCAACATCTTGTTCCGCAATGATCAACTGGGCTTCTCCAGCGCCAACACAGGATACTTCTTTGCATTCAAACAAGGTACCTTGGTCAACACTGACTTTAACTTGGCTGAACGTATCAGCAATCGCACAGTGAACATCAACGTGGAAGGCGTCAACAACGAAGACCGCTGGTTGTTTGAACTTACTAATGTAGGCAACATTAATCGTGAATGGACCTATGTAGAAAGCGTGTATACTGCAGCCGCTGAACAACAAGTAGAACTACGACCAATTTATTCTACAACCAGCCGTGCTAACGATCAGATCACTTTAGTATTTGGTGACGGCGTGTTTAGCGAAATCCCAGTGGGCATTTTCCGTTGCTACACTCGTGCAAGTAATGGATTGCAATACATTATCAATCCAGAAGAAATGCAAAATGTCACATTGCCAATCAGTTACACTGACCGCAACGGCAACCTGCAAACCATCACATTCACCTGTGGCATTACACAACCTGTAAGCAACGCACAGGCACGTGAAACTATTGATCAAATCAAACAACGTGCCCCTGCTAGATATTACACACAGAACCGTATGGTCAATGGCGAAGACTACAACCTGTTCCCATACACTGCGTACAATTCAATTATTAAAAGCAAAGCTCTGAACCGTAGCTCAATTGGCACCAGTCGTTATTTGGATCTTGTGGACAACACAGGCAAATATAGCTCAACCAATACTTTCTCCAGTGACGGTGCGCTATGGGAAGAAAATATTCTCCCCACCATTTTGTTTTCGTGGATTAATCGTAATGAAATTGCTGACTTTATCACAAACCAGGCACAACCTGCGCTTGGTGCAGATACAATGAAACAGTTTTACTACGCTAACTTTCCGCGCATTGATACTATCAATACAGGGGCAACTGCTGGCAGCACTTGGCAGCAGTCAACTACCTTGGCCAACGAGACCACAGGTTACTTTAAAAATGCCGCAGGCAATGCTATACCAGTTGGCTCAAGCACCAGTACAGATTTTAAATACGTACAAGTTGGTAGTCTGATTCAGTTCAAAGCACCTACAATTAACGGTGTTGACTACTACTTTGATAAAAACAACAAACTACAACCTGGTACACCTACCAAACCAGACGAAAAAATATACATCTGGGCTGCCCCTCAAGCCATCATTGGCGATGGATACAATGGTGGACAAGGCAATCTTTTGAGCGGCGCCGGTCCTGTTACTATCAATAACTTTGTACCTACTGGGGCCATTGTTAACAACATTATTCCATTGTTTACAACAGACTTACCAGTGAGTCTTGAACAACAAATGGCTGAACAAATTGAGTTGTTCCGCAATTTTGGTCTAGGCTATGCCAACACTACTATTACTACGCCACAAGGTGCTACCATTCCCGCAGGCACCTGGTATCTTATTACCAGCACTAACCTTGCTGAAAATGCAACCTGGAGCCAAACTTATGCAGGCGACACCGCAGGCGGCAACGATGATGCCAGTTGGTTGGTACAGTTTGTAGTTGAAAATCAAAACTACACTGTGACTTTCCGTGGCTTGTCGTATTCGTTTGGTTCAGTGTTGCAGACAAGATTCTTTTTCTATGATAACCAATTGATCTATGACAGCAGAACTGGCACTATTATCAAAGACTTTATCAACGTTTTGGCCATGAATTCACAACCTGCATCATCTTTGCCATTGCAAGGCGACGTGGTGATGAACATTATTGGACAACCAGTGGAGAGTGATGGCTATGTTGATGATTTTCAAGTGTTAGTCAGCTATCGCGACAGTGATAACGATGGCGTACCTGATGATCCAGATTTCTTTAACACTATTGTAGGCACAGTGCCTGCAACTCCTAGTGCAAGTTCTCCATGGATTTTCTTGCAACAAACAGTGGACTTTGACAATTTGCAACGCTATTTGTTGGTAGAGCCTGGTGTGGTAAACGCAGATTATGCCACAATTGATGCCATTGAATTAGTCAAGACCGAATGGACTCCAGGGCAACTATTCTATGCCTACAGCCAAGGCACATTCTGGTTGTTGAGTATCAACGTAAACAACGTGCGCACTTTGGTACAACAGTCTGGATGGATCGCTCGCAATGGTCGTCAATCTTTATATTTCCAGTATCGTCATAACTCACCGCTGACCAATCGTATTGATCCAGGTACCACAAACATCATTGACTTGTATGTGGTCACACAGAGTTACTACACTGCCTATCAAAACTGGATCCGTGACACAACAGGTACTGTGATTGAACCAAGTGTGCCCACAATTGACGAACTCAGCACGGCCTATCAAGGACTTGACGACTACAAGATGATCTCAGACAATATTGTGTTGAACTCTGTAAACTTCAAGCCGTTGTTTGGTGCCAAAGCTGCACAACAATTGCGAGCCACAATCAAAGTGATTCGTGCTCAGGGGTCAACAGCATCAACTAGTGAAATCAAGAGTTCAGTGGTGGCAGAGATGAATAACTATTTTTCAATTGACAAATGGAACTTTGGCGATACATTTTATTTCTCTGAACTGGCAGCATACTTGCATAGACAACTAGGAACAATCATCAGCTCTGTTGTGTTGGTACCTCTAGACACACAAAAGAGTTTTGGCGACTTGTATGAAATTAGATCTGAGCCCAACCAAATTTTTGTGAATGCGGCAGACATAACTAATATAGATGTGATTGAAGCCTTGACCAGCACCAATCTTAGAACAGCACCAGGCAGTGGAGTCATTTAATGGCAAAAGTACGAAGCGTAGATTTTTTACCTGAAATTTTTCAAACTGATGTAAACAAACAGTTCCTAGCGGCCACGCTGGATCAGTTGATACAAGAGCCCAAGTTTAAAAAGACTCAAGGTTTCATTGGTCGCACGGTTGGCCCAGGTGTTAACCCCAACGAAAAATATGTTGTTGAACCAACCAAGGTTCGTGCTGATTATCAGCTGGAAGCTGGTATCATTAGTCTTGAGCCTGACACAGACATCATCAAAGACGCAATCACTTATCCAGGGTTGTTAGACAGTATCAGCTATCAAGGTGGTAATGCTACCAAACCTGATCGACTATTTGAGAGTCAATATTACACCTGGGATCCGTTTATTTCCTGGGATACATTCATCAACTTCAGTCAGTACTTCTGGCTGCCTAACGGTCCTGACGCAGTAGATGTGGCTGCTACAGGTGTCCCAGCCACAGACAATTTTACTGTCACTCGTGCCAATGGCGTGTACACATTCTCTGGGTTGCAAGGTACCAATCCCACAGTTGACCTAGTGCGTGGCGGCAGTTATACATTTGATGTTGCACAAAATGCTAAAGAAACTGTAAATTACCGTGTGAGCAATGCCAGCACCAGTGCATTTGTTATTGACTTTGCTAACAATCCTACATTGACTTTGGCTCGTGGTAACACCTATGTGTTTACCATGAATCTCTCTGCACCTTATCCTTTTTACATCAAGTCAGCACCTAGTACTGGATTGAATAATATCTACAGCTCAGGCGTGACCAATAATGGTGCAATCACAGGACAAGTTATATTTGTAGTACCGCAAGATGCTCCAGATACACTATACTATTCTACCACAACACAGACCAATCTCAAAGGTCAGATCAACATTGTTGATGGTGTGCCAGGTACTGGCCCAGGGTTCTGGATTCAAACAGCACCCGGTGTTGACGGAAAAGTTCCAACAACTCCAAACATCAGTAGCCGTGATGTGTTTGGCGTGACCAATAACGGCGAAGACCTTGGTACAATAACATTTAACGTTCCTACTAAAACTGCACAACAGTTTTATTACGGCCTCCCACTGATCTCTTACAACAACGGTGCTGTTGATTTGATTACTGATCTCAAGTTTGATCAAATTAACAATATCAGTGTGGAAAATTTCTTAAACACCTATGGTGGCATTGACGGAATTCAAGAGCTTAATGATCGCACACTAGTATTTGAAAATCCCACAGTAGATCCCGAAACAGGTGGATGGTATAGAACCACATTCTTTGATCCCTTGGCTCAAGGCGCAGCTAACAATGGTCTACCAGGTAGCTACGACAGTTTGTTGTATGCACAACAAACAGAAGTACCAGTCAGCGAACGCTTTAGTATATGGCAGATTAGCTATGTGACCAACAATGGAATTGCCTACCTTCAACTAAACAGTATAGCTTCTATTGGGGAACTAGAAAAATTCCAAATTTTATATGGAACAACTTACGCCAGCACATATTGGTTCAAAAATGACGCTGGTATATTTCGCCAGGTACCTTTGCTGAGCGCACTACAAGATACCTTGTACTATCAAGACGGAACAGATCCAGAAATTTTTGGTCGCATCCGGTTAATTGAACAGACTCAAAGTTCAACATTGTACATTGACGAAATTCTTGGTAAAGAAAACTATACCAGTCCTAACAATGTGAAATTTACCAACGGACTCAAAGTCATATTTCGTGGCGACGTAGAACCTGCTAGTTATATCAACAACGAATACTATGTCAGTGGCGTAGGTGTGGCCATTGAATTGCTACCTGTGAGTAATTTTGACACCCCAGAAACTTATGTTGTTACCAACAACGACAGCAGCCTCCCAATTCCAGAAGACCTAGATTATCTAACCATTGATCGTGCCAGCAAAGACCTAAATGCCTGGACACGTAGTAACCGCTGGTTCCACATTGATGTTATCAACGCCACAGCAGAATACAATAACACTGATATTAACATTGACAATCAATACAGAGCCAAACGTCCTATTGTACAATTCCGACCAGGTACTCGTTTGTACAACATGGGCACTGAAGGTAAACAATTTGTTGAAGTAATTGATTTTGAAGAAACTGATGCATTTAGCAATGTTGAAGGCACAACCAGTTATACCATTGATGGGTATCCTGTAGCAAATAACGACAGAGTTATTTTTGCTGCTGACGAAGATGCCAATGTACGTAATAAAATTTGGGTGGTAAACTTTGTAGAACCCGCCATCCCTGGACCAAAGATTATTAACTTAACATTGGCCACTGACGGCGAAGTGTTAGTAGATCAATCGACTGTATGTACTAAAGGTACTACTCTTAAAGGCATAACCTTCTGGTACGACGGAGTTGATTGGATTCAGGCACAACTCAAGACTGCTATTCAACAAGCACCGTTGTTTAACGTCTATGATGCCGATGGTATAAGTTTTGGAAATCGGGTAACTTACCCATCAAGTACGTTTGTAGGGTCAAAGTTGTTTAGTTACGCCGTTGGTGATACCACATTGCTTGATCCTATTTTGCAATTTCCATTGCAGTATTTGAACCTTAACAACGTTGGCGATATTGTATTTGAAAACAACTTGTATAAAGACACATTCTTGTATGTTCAAGACAATGTCAGCGTGACTGATCCTATCAGCTCAGGTTTTGTTAGAGAATATGCCAGCAGAACTTTATTTGACCGACTGATTGGTTGGACTGATGCTGCCACTCAGACACAAATACGCCAGCAGTTTAAATTTACATATGATGGTTCACCGTTAAAATTAGATGTTCAAGCTCAAGCCACAGGAGTATTGCCAGCGGTCAAAGTTTATGTAGGCAGCAAGTATCGAGATCCTGACACTTATA